TTGTAAGATTATTAAATGACAGTCATTTACCTTCTAATTTTGTAAATGCAGAATGGGAAGGATATTATGTATCCCAATCAAGAGCTAATTAAACCTTATTTAAGAATAGCTACTGAACAAGATTGTTTGTTTTTATCTGAAAATTTAAGAGAAGATGATTACAAAGAAATAAAAGCAGTTACAGGTTCACCACCATTATTATCTTTATTACATGGATTAAAAAAAAGCCAAGTACCTTTGGTTATCTGTAATGAACATAA